CTGCGTCTGGCCGCGCATGATGTCCGAAATGCCCGTCACTTCGTACATCACGGATTTTGCTTGCTCCCGCGCCGCATACAGCGACGTGAGCGCGTCGACCCATTCCTTGAGCGGCAAAAAATCCATCTGCCCCTTAAGGCCGCCATTCTGCGCCAGAACCGCCCATTGCGCGGACGGGATCAGCTTGTTCTCATGCTCGCCGCTGAGCAGGTGACCAAGCTCGGCCACATTCGCGTTATAGACGCCAGAGACGCGGATCGCCGTCGAGATCGCTTCGATGCGCCCCGTCAGCGTGTCCATCTCGGCGGCTGAATCCTGGTACTGCACATAGTCCGCAATCGGCGTCAGGCTGCCCGGCGCGAGCGTCGCCCAGATCGGCATCGGGCACGGCCAAAATTCACGCAGTCCGAGCGGATCGGTCTCGCGCTTGACGAACGAACCGTCAATCGCCTCGGAGACCCAAACAACCTCCCGGCGCTCCTTGTCCCAAATCTCGTAAACCTCAGCCGTCCCATAATAAGCCTTGGTCTCTTCGTCATCGCCCTTGCCGCCCGTCGCGAATTTCATCCGAGCGGCAATCTCTCGCCCGAACGATTGCCCCGCTTGCGATTTCGTCAAATGCACCCGGCGCGCGATCCACTTGACCTGCGGCCATGTCGGCGCGTTGTCGTGCAAAAAATCCTTGTAACTCACGAAGTCGAGCGCGAGACGCTCATACACGAGCGGGCGAAACGGCTCGTCGAGAATCATCGGTCCGCCAGGCCCCTGCTGAACCTGCGCCGGGTCGAGAAACCCATCGCCCCTTGGGTTGAGGTACAGCCCGTCATCGGTCTGCGTGACGGGAATCTCTGGGCGCTGCTCGTCTCCATACTCCGGGACGTACCGAACCCAGACCGTGCCGCGGCCCGGCAAGAGGTAATCGTCTCGCGCCGCCTTCATCGCCTCGTCGAAGTGCGTTTCATCGACAAGATAAATTAGCGACCGCTCTAGGATTTGCGTGGCGAGCCGAATCGTAGGGTCGCCCGTATCGTATCGGCGCGTGACCTGCGGTTTCGGCGTGCGTGCATAGATCGCGGGTTGCAGAGTTTTGACATTCGACCAAAGCACGTTGAATTTCGCGCGGGCGCGCAACTCGATGCTCTCATCATCATCGCGAAACCGCTTGATGATCTTGTCTGCGCGGTCGATCCATTTCTTGTTGTGCCGCTCGCACTTGTTGATCTGCGCAAGCCACCGGCGCGCGAGATCGCGAGCATCTGCGTCATACCCGCCTTCGGTCGGTTCGTTTTGTTCGTCCGCCATCAGCTCGGAATATCCGTCACGCTGTCCCAATTGGTCGCCGATCGGTCGTCGGCGTATTCCTGAAGCTGGCGCGGCAAGCCTCCTGTGGCCCCTACAGCGACACCTGTTTTAGCCGCGAGCCACGCTAGCCATCGCTCGTTAAACGAGCCGGTCGTAATTCCCGCCGCCGTGAACAGGTCGTACCACGCCTGCGGGTGGCCGCCGGTCGATGACGCCAGTGTCTGCACATCAGCGAGCCGCGCTTCGAAATTCGTCGCCATCAAATCCGCCCCTTGCGATTGCCGCGCTCGTGGGCGGCGTAGAGTTGATCGAGCGTCACGTCCGATAGTTTCGTGATCGGCCTTGGCTTCTGTGGGGCCGGGCGCGTCCAGGGACGGCTCATCACGCCGTAGCGAAGCGCATCCGCCGCGTGGTCCTCGCCGTCTGTGTCAACGTCCTCGGGCCGATTTTGGTCGTGCTGGAGAACTGGCAGCGTGCGTATCAAGTCCTTGCACGTGCCGAAAACGTACAGCATGGGCTTGCCGTCCTCGTCGCCGACAAGACGTTGCCGTAGCTGGTCCCAGCCGCCGCTGTGGCCGAGCGTACCCGCCCTACGATTGTCTGCCGGGCGGAACACCGCACCTGCATTCACGAGCCGCTCCGCAATGGACGGGCCGCCGTCTTGCGCAAACGCGGCAGGATCGAGCACGCCGTAATCCACCTTGTCACCGGCCTCGCGCTCTACAATTCCTCGGCCAACCGCTTCAGCCGTGAGCTTGAGTCCGACATTAGGCCCTGTAGCGCCGTACCACTCCCGATACACAACGAGAGAGCCTCGGGGCAGTAGCCGTCCTCCAATGTCGTGCGGGTCTGAAACCACCGCAATCCAGTAGACGGCAAAAGGTGCCGCGCTTCCCCAGTCCATTGCGCGGAAGCGCGTCCAGAGTTTTGGGATTTCAAACGGCGCGATGACGTGACGCTCATTGCTCCAGCAGTCAAAATAAGCGCCCTCGATGACACTCCAATCGCCGTCCAGCCATGCCTTCACGAGCGTGGCAGAGCCCGATAGCTTCAGGCGCTCCACATAGCCCGGATCACTCGCCAGCAATCGGCGGTTGTCATGCACCCGAGCCGGGATGTAGATGCGGTTGCGTTGACCGCTTTCATCAGCGAACGCCTGATAGCCCAGCGGGTGCGGGTCGATGTAGCGTTGCTTGACCCAATTATGCCCCGGCCCGCCGGGATTGGCCGTCGCCCGGAATTTCACGGGCACACCACCGGCGCTTCGCAGCGTCGCCTTCATTTTATCGACCGGGCGCGGCTCGGGATAGTTGGTCAACTCCTCGACGTATACCCGTGTGTTTTTGTTGATTAGCCCCGTATCTGTGATGTAGTGGTTAGCTTCCTCCACACACAGGTCAGCAACCAATGCACTCTCCCCCCCGAGCAATTCCATCGTTCCATGCTGCACCTCCTCCGCGAGATGCAACGCCGCGCCGGTATACGGATGCACCCACGACCGTGGATGCCTTTGGCTATGTCTGGGAGTGGTGTCCGACACACCCAAAGGCCACACGCGGAATCGTATCGCAGCATCGACTGGTGGTAGAATGTGAGCTTGGCCGATTTCTTCAGCCCGGCGAGACAGTCCACCACCGAAATCACAGGCGAAACGACAATAGCCCAACCAATCTCGAACTGACTGCCAGCCACTCGGAACACATGTTGCGGCACTGGCAAGGCGCTGGACGGCGAGACCCAAAACTGATCGCACGCGTGCGAGAGGCCGCACACGATCCGTCAATAAGTGTTGCTGCGCTCGCCGCCGAAATCGGCGTTGGTTACAACACCATTCGCAACGTGTGCCGGGATCATGATATTCTGTGGGTGATCCAAGGCAATCGAGGTAAGACGATGCTTTTAACCGAGCAGTCGGTCCGTGAAGCGCTACGCGGACGCTCGACGGCACAAGCCGCCGGCGCTCTTGGCGTCTCGATTCAGACACTGCACAATCGCTGGGGGCATTTACTGCATAAGCGAACCAAGCCGGGTTATCTCGACCCGCATCGGAGTGAAATTTTGCACCGCGTGTATTCGAAGCGAACCCCGCGCGCGCAGATCGCCCGCGACTACGGCGTGACGCTTCAGTGTGTGTCGAAATCAATCCAGCGCTGGTCAAAACAGGATGCCAAACTGGGTGCACCTGCTCTCCCAAAACCACCCCGCTCGCGTCCCGGACCAAAACCCGGACACACTCGGCAACGTAGGGGGCAACTATTGCGCGGACTCGACGGGGCCCAAGAAGTGTAGCAACCAATTCACCAACATTGATTGAGGACAATGGCTTGAACGCGCCGTCTGCCATGCGAATCGGCGTGTCAACGGCGACGCAAAATTGCTGGCCTTGGTATTTCTCGGCGTCGCGATCGCCCTCAAGCGGGCGGAAGCGCAGGACAGCCCCGTTAGGAAAAACCCACTGCTTCTTCTGCTCGCCCCATTCCGCGCCGAGTGGGGCGTATATTTCGTGGCTGCGGTCGATCAGGCTGTCGGCCTGTGGCATTTCGCGCCGCACGAATAGGCCGCGCGCGCCGGGTCCGTAGTGCGACGCGTGAAGCGCAAATTCGCCGAGGCAGGCGTCCGACTTGCCGCCACCACGCGCGCCGCCGAACAAGCAATCGAAATACGGGCATTTGACGAATGCGTGCTGCGGGCCTGCCTGAGGCCGCCAGACGATTACTGGATCGTCGCGTGTTGCTGGTCCCATTCCTCGGGCGCGTGCTCGGGCGTGTCACTCACAGCGAAATGCCTATGGGCGACCTCGCCGGAATGCTGAATTGCCGCGAGATCGGGAACAACTTTGCTCAGGAGGCCAAGCGCGGCGCGAACCTGAGAATTTGTCATTTCGATCTTACCATCCACATGACCGACCAGACGATTTATGATCTGACTGGCTTGGATTTTCGTTCTGACTTCGTCGCTGTGTTGCCGACGGATTCGGGTAGCCATTGTTTAACAGCCTCTTTTCCCGCCGCGTTTGGAGCCTTTACGCTTTGCCATGTTGGCCCCAACAAAAAAGCGCCCACTCCGGGCGCAGTGATTCGTGATAGTTAATTGATCTCACACGAGCGGCAACGGGTCAAGATGCCTGACTGTAACAATTCGTGATAATGCGCCGCTTGCATATTATGCGCCCG